TTGGATTGTATAAGAATGATAATGTTCACAGTCTATTATATGGGGACGTTACCATATATATATGTGCCTGATTAAAAGATTTGACAAGCTATTTTTTTTATGATAATATTGGGGTGAGGGGGTGACGAAATGAAAAGAAGAACAAAAGGGATTTTAGGAGAATTAAAAATGGATATATGGAATATATTTGATAAGTATTTAAGCGATATTGTTTCTCCATATAAAAAAACAATTAGAAGGGATGTTGAAGGAAAATATCTTTACGAGGAAATTAGGGATGTAGTTCAGAGAAATTTTAGAAAATCATTTAAAATCGAACAAGTTAAAAGGGGAGTTTATTATATTGCAATAAATAGAGATACTAATTTTAGCATGGCGAATATGATTTATAATTGTATTAAATAAGGTAGGTAAAATTATAATGAAAGATAAAAAAATAATTCCAGCCTGTCCGAAATGTGGCAGTAAAGAAATTAGAGCAAGAATAAAAACCGGTGAATTATGGTGCAGACGATGTGGTTATGTGGGGAAGAGAGAAGAGTTTTTTGAATATGATAAAATAGGAGGGAGGTAAAAAATAAATGAATATAAATTATAATTTTTGCTGTAAAAAATTCAGAAGGTATACAGAAGAATGTGGCTATGATTTTGCCTTTTCCATTAAAAAGGGTAAATTTCATTGGGGCGATATTCAACATGACAATTATGAAGGTGATAAAATGGATGAAGAGACTTTTTATATGGAGTATTGTCCTTTTTGTGGGGAGAGGGTAATTGTAAATAAATGAGGTAGTTATGGAAGTAAATAAAATAATAACTGATAAGGATAAAGCGAAAGAAAGAACTTTACAATGGCGATTAGATAATCCTGAACGTTATAAAAAATATAATAAAAGATATTATCTTAAAAACAGGAAGAAAAAAGTAGAGTATAGTATAAAATATTATTATAAAAATAGAGAAAAAGCGTTAAAAGATATGGAGGAATGGCGAAAACGTAATCCAAAATATCAAGAGAATTATTATCAAAAAACAAAATTAGCTTATATAACTTGAACTATTATTTTGAGGAGGTGAATTATGAGTAGAAGAGTTTATGTGCGTAATTTTTTAGATATAAATAGAGATTATAAACTAATAGAATCCGAAAAGAATTTAACAGAAATTGAATGGCAGGTAAAAGAAAATCAACATAATATAGATATGTTAAATGAAAGGCATTACGATAGACTAAAACCACTAATGAGAGACCCGATTAAGAAGCGTAGATAATAAACCCCGATAAATATATTTGACAACCCCCGATATAGTATGCTAATATAATTTTAAGTTTATTATAAGGGGGTGATGTTTATAAAGCTGACGATACCCTTCACTGATAGAAGTATAGATATTAATATAAAAACTTTGCCTTCACGGATAACCGACTCACGATATTGGACTGAAAATCCTACACCTGTTTTGTGGGCACAGGATAGCTTTAAAAATTCTTCAGAGCAATTGAAGGCATTTTCGGGATGGGTCGGAGATTGTGTCAGCCTCATAGCCGAAAGAATTGCCAGCATACCGCTACGTCTTTATAACCAAAAAGATGAGTTAATAGAAGAGCATCCCTTCTATGACCTCTTAAAACACTTCAACCCAGATACCACACAATTTAGCGGAAAAGAACTTCTTTCAATATACCTTGACCTCACTGGTGAATGCTATATCCTGATGGCTAAAGATGGGTTAGGTATTCCACGAGAATTATATTTTAGACAGCCTGACAGGATGACCCCGAAAATTAAGGATGGAATTATCGACCACTATATTTATTTAGAAGGCGGTAGAGAGATTAATTATCCCAGAGAAGATATTTTATTCTTTAGATACCCCAGTCCTACCAATCCATTTAGGGGTGCTTCTCCAGTGCAACGTAAAGCATACGCCTATGACACCGATAAATATAATATGATATATCAAATGAATATGTTTAAAAATGGGGTGCATTTGAAGCAGGTATTACAAGCCGAAAAGATGATCCCGCCTGATCAGGTTAAAAAGATACTGGAATTATTTAACCAAACTTATGGCGGTATGGATAAAGTGGGCAAAACAGGTGCTTTAATTGGGGGTATGACATTAGAAACAGTTGGTGTATCTAATAAAGATATGGAATTTATGCTATTGGCTAACTGGACTATGCGGCAGCTTGCCAGTGCCTATCACACACCACCGCAAAAGTTATCCCATCCAGAACAGACTAACCTTGCTAATATGCAGGCTTTGGATGTTAGTTGGAATAGGGAATGTATCCTGCCGAGATTAGTTAGGATTGCAGAAATATTTAATACTTTTATGATAATGTTGTATAAAGAGAAGGGGTTATATTGTAGATTCGATAATCCGGTCCCTGCTGATGATGAATTTTTGTTGAAGAAGCGGGAAAGCAACCTGAAGAATTTTGTTATTAACATTAACGAGGCAAGGGTAGAAGATGGACTTGATGAGGTTGGCTGGGGTAAAGTGCCACTCGCACCTATGAATATTATGCCATTAGGTGATAGCGGTGGATCATTGCCACCGAAGGAAGAGCCGAAAAAGACAATTAAGGTGGTTAAATATACTGCCGAATATAAGCAACGATACTGGGAATTATTCATTAAGCGGGTGACACCTCTTGAGAACGAGTTTAAGAGGGGCATGATAAGTTTATTCCAGCAGCAGGAACTGAGGGCATTAAGGGCTTTACGGAATGGTAAGTCAGTAGTTAAGAAAAATATCGATGACGTCCTTTCGGTCACGCATGACGAGCGGGAAATTATGAAATTCGCTGAAGTAGTCTTACCCCGTATAACCCAGATGGTTAAGATAAACGGTGAGGCTGCTGCTGCCGAATTAGGTATAGCATTTGACGTTACCAATCCAAAGGTGGTAAAATGGATAAAGCAAAGAGGCGGTATGTTGATTAAATCTATATCAGATACTACCCTTGAAAAGCTGAAAAGGACATTAGCCGAAGGCGTAGCTAATGGTGAAAGTATACCCAATTTAGCCGATAGAATCGGTATTGTATATGATGAGGCGAAAGGGAGCAGGGCAGTTAAAATTGCACGAACTGAAACTATAACAGCATCTTCACAAGGGAATTTACAAGCCTATAGCCAGTCTGGAGTGGTAGAAAAAAAAGAGTGGCTAACAGCCTATGACGAAAGAACTTGCGAAGCGTGTATGGCTTTAAATGGGGAAGTTGTTAAATTAAATGAAAATTTTAGTGCTGGTGTAAGCACTCCAAGTTTGCACCCAAATTGCCGCTGTGCAATAATCCCAGTTTTAAAAGATTAAATAATATAAGTGAGGTGATTTTTAATGCCAGAAGAATTAATGCTTAAACAATATGACTCGATAACAAAAGCAGTAGAAGGTGAACGTGCATTGAATGTAGTAATTACTACTAACGATGTGGATAGATGTGGTGATATCGTTGAGCCTAAAGGGGCAAAGCTGATTAACTTCAAGAAAAATCCTGTTGTGTTGATGGCACACGATTACAAGGGGCTGCCTATAGGGCGAGCAACAGATTTAGCTAAAACCGATAATGGTATTACAGCCAAAGTTATATTTCCAGATGAGGGTATATATCCATTAGCGGATACAGTATACACCCTTTACAAAAATAAATTCATGAAAGCCTGGTCAATCGGCTTTATACCTATCAAGAGTGAGGATATAGTAGCTGATGAAGATAATGATAGTAAGTCTTTAGGGCGAGGCAAGCGATTCAAGACTTGGGAACTATTAGAGTTGTCAGCCTGTTCAGTCCCTGCCAATCCAAATGCTTTAGGCAATATGCTAAGTAAGGGAATCAATATCGAGCCATTAAAGGAAGCTGGGTTTATCGAGATAGAGGATGGTCTTATACCTTTGCCTGAAGGAGAAGTGGTTATATCAGCTAAATTATTAGCAGAAGCTGATATTGATAAATTTAATAAAATGGCTGAAGGAGTAGCCAAAGAGATATTAGAGAAAGAATTAATCTTAAAGCCAGAGGAAACCGATGACTCTATCAGGTTACCCGTCAAAGGTGAGGAAGGCAAGCATAAAGGACACAAAATAAGATGGATAACCGTGTCGACTAAAGAAGGCATTCGGGGTATTTACTGCATAGACTGTAAGAAAATTATCACCTATGTATTTGATAAAGGTAAAGGTTGGACTATGGCAAAAGCTAAAAAGTGGATGGAAGATCATGGCAAGACCATAGAGGATTATTTTCAGAAAGTTGACTGGGATGTAGATTATGATATTGAAGAAGTTGACTGGGAGATGAAGATGATAGATTTGATTGAGAAGGATGAGAAAGAGAAAGAAGAAATTCAATTAGATGTTAAAGAAGTATTCCCTAATTTAGAATTTGATAAAAGTAGTGATAAATTTACAATCGATGGTGATGAAATAATTGATAGATTATATGAATTAACCAAAGAAAACAAAGAATTAAAAGAAAAAAATAAAGAGCTTGAATTAAAAGCAGGGGCTGTCTTGAATGCCAAAAATAAAAGCAATCTAAAGCAGGCCCAAGAATTAATTCAATCCGTATTGGATTCTGCATCGACAGAAGAAGAGGATAGTTTAGAGATTGATGACGAAAAAGATATTGAAGACGATAATACAGTAATCGATTTAACGACTGATACAGTAGATGATCCACCGATAGACGAACCAGGAGATGAAGATAAAATTGAAGTAGACGAAAAAGTAATAGCCGATTGCATAACGAAACAAATGAACTATACCTTAGGCAAGTTAGATAAATCCGATACATAAAATAAAACAGAAAGGAAGTGATAT